GTTTTTATGCTACTGCTCGACAGATTCGTAATGGTGTTGGTGACTTCGGTCAATGCAATGCCGCAACCCAAAAGGCACTTGATGCACTAGAGTACACTCGCTCCGGTGAAGGTGCTGCCGACCAGTGTGCAGTGGGCCTCGCTGGCACCTGGGAAGGCCTGCAAGTTCAACTCAACGTGGCTTAAGGAGAAAATAAAATGCCTTGCATGAGTTATGATGACCGTCCCGACTACAGTGAGCGTGAGTGGAAACGAAAAACCGACATGCTGGCTCGTATTGCTTGCCGAGCATTGCAAGCCCTTGAAGACATGGGTAAGGAAGACTTCCTACTGCTACAAGACGACGAAGTTCGCACCTGGTGGGCCGCACACAAAGAAGCTGATCGACGAGCTCGCGAAGCAGAACGCATCAAGCAAGAACGCAAAGAAGCCAAAGCCCGTGCCATGGCTAAACTAACTGATGAGGAAAAGATCCTGTTGGGTCTTAAAAAACGATGATTATTACTGCATACAAATCAGAAGCAGACGGCAAGATCTTCGAAGACAAAAAGAAGTATCAGAACCACCTGCGTAAGCTAGCTCGTGCTCGCCTAACTCGTCGTCGACTTGAGGTTGAGGAAAATCTCAAGGATCGTATTTGGAGCGAACTCTACGAATGTGAGCAAAGCATTGAACAGTGGGCCGACATGGTTATTGCTAACCAAGACCTGTTCTGGGCCGAAGCAGCCAAGATCGATCCCTACGATTGGAAACTTGTTGGTAAGACACACAGTCGCAAAAAAGATGCAGTAGTGTGCCCTATCCCTCGACTCTTGGAGTTCACTGAATTCAGCGTTCGTTGGAATCCTGAAGTCAGCAATAGCCACAGTTGCCCGCACAATGGTGTTCAATGCTGGAGCAGTCATGAAGCCAAAGATGGCCGTCCACGTAGCTACCCAGGTTGGAGTGGTCGTGCTGAATGGATTGTTGCTTGGCCCAAAGAGTGGGATGGTTGGTACTTAGGTGGCGACCTGTTCGGCGGCTTTCACGGAGGTCATCGTACTCGTGCTCACACTGGCACAGGCGGTGGTGGTGGTATGCGCTACAGCGAAAAGCACAAGTGCCATGTTCAGAGCTTTGGCTACGACTTCCGCATCTACGCCGCAGACTGGCCTGGTATGGCTCGCTACTACGAAAAACAGCGCATGTGGAAAACCCTGAAACAACGGGAATTTGCATGACATACATTGCCAACTACAACAACACCATTCAGTTGCCTTGGGAGCCGGGGCTTCTAGAATGGTTGCAAGCACGATATCCACACTCCGGTTATAGGATTGTAACACCATGATTCCGCACACTGACTGGGAACGTTTAGCACTGCTCGAAGAAATCGAGTGTGGTGAAAAGATTGTGGTACCTGTGAGTTTGGAACATGCTAAGTTCATGATAATGGTAGCACAGGCTTATATCAATCAAAACAAACAAGAAATGTGGGAGGCACTGCAACAATGATCTACTACAAAATTCGCAAGCTGTCGGACCCTACCGAGTTTGTAAAGGGTACACCTGTGTACATGAGCTACGACAAGACTGGTCGCATCTTTCAGTCATTGGGTAACTTGAGAACATTCTTGACCGGCGTAATGACTGCAGATAAACGAAGCGGCTGGAACCGTATAGCAGATTGGGAAATTGTTGAACTTGAAATGGTTGTCAAAGAAGTCAAGCAACCGTTTGACGTTATTGACCCTAAAAAAGTATGGAACATGTTGAAAAAATGAATGAAACATTGATACTGATCACCCTACTTTTTACCAAGCACTTTGTTGTGGATTTTCCGCTACAACATCGTTACCAGTGGAGCAACAAAGGCACCTACGGACATCCCGGTGGCTTGCTTCACGCAGGCTTGCATGGTATAGGAACTTATTTGTGTTTCGTAGCATTTGCTCCTATTGCGGCTTTGTATCTTGCTTGGATTGATGCTGTGATTCACTATCACATTGACTGGGCCAAGATGAATCTCAATGAGAAGTTAGGTTGGGGTCCGAATACACACGAACAATTTTGGTGGCTGCTAGGCTTGGATCAGTTTCTTCACGCTCTAACGTACATCGGTTTGGCAGCAATGGTAGTAACATGAGATGAATAAGTACGAAGTGCTCAAACAACTTGGCAGTAAGACCCAATGGGACTATACTAAAGGCTGCGAGGTAAAAGCATGAACAAAAATTTTGGAGTTGAAGATGCACCCACGAATCCATGAGTTGGCATTACAAGCGGGCGGAAGCCACTACCCCGAAGTTGGGGGTGAACTGTTGCAAAAGTTTGCAGAATTGCTGATCAAGGATTGCGCCAGCAAAGTCAAACATGTCGCCAAACAAGGCGGCGGCACCTACGGTGAAGTTATTTTGACAGCATACAACCTGCCACCACACTATGACTAAGACCATTCCTGAGCATCGGGACCTGTTTGGCCAACCCTTGGAGATCGGCGACTGTGTGGTTTATCCGCGAAGCAACAGTATGAACGTGGGCACAGTAGTCAAACTCAATCCCAAAATGATTGGTGTCAAAGCTGTGGGCGCCAGAAGCTGGGGCTCGTGTAACAAGTACCCAACCGAGCTGGTCAAAGTGTCAGGGGCAGAAGTTACCATGTACCTGCTGAAGACCACTAAAAGTAGTTGACACTAAATAGACTTCCTGCTACAATGTAACATTGGGGCTATAGCTTAATGGTAAAGCAGTCGACTCATAATCGATTGAGTCTAGGTTCAATTCCTAGTGGCCCCACCAAATAAATATCCTTATGAAAGTCACTGAAGATCAGTTTCGTTTTGAATGGTTCTCCGGCACAGGCAAAGGAGGACAGCATCGCAACAAGCATCAAAATTGTTGCCGCTGTATCCACGAGCCCACCGGGATAATGGCCAACGGAACCAACAGTCGCAGCCGTGAAGACAACCGTGCAGCCGCTCTCAGTGTATGTCGTAGTCGCGTGATAGCGCACTTTCATCAAGATACTCCGCGATTCCAGGCTGGTACAGAACGCATTCGCACATATCATGAGCCTGACAATCGTGTGGTAGATCATGCTAGTGGCCTAACAGATTCGTGGACCAATGTTATTGGCAAAGGCGACATGGAGCCTGTGATCATGGCCAGAGCCAAAGCAGTTAGATAAAGATTTCTGGGGTTCGTATAATGGATAATACACGGGTCTTCTAAGCCCTTTATAGAGGTTCGATTCCTCTACCCCGGACCATAGTTTATTTCAATTACAGTCATTGAAATAATTTCAGACAAAAACAATGAATTTGCTTGATTTCATTGCTATATACTATTACAATAAACACTCAGTACAAACACTGAGACATTTTTAACCTAAGGAAATCAAAATGAAAACAGTTGGCGACAAATTAGCCCCATTCGCAATCACAGGCGTCAAGCCAGGACAGCCAGAAGATGCTTTCTTCACAATTACACAAGAATCATTTCCAGGAAAATGGAAAGTAATCGTGTACTATCCAAAAGACTTTACATTCGTTTGCCCTACAGAAATCGTAGCATACGATAAACTAGCAGGTGACTTTGCCGACCGTGATGCAGTATTGCTCACAGGTAGCACAGACAATGAGTTCTGTAAAGTTAGCTGGCAAAATGCCCACGCTGATCTCAAGAAGATCACTCACACACAATTTGCTGACACACAGCGTTGGAATGATGAGACTATGGAAAATCTAAGCCTAATCGAACAGTTGGGTGTATTCTATGCTCCAGCAGGCGCCGCACTTCGCGCAACATTCATCGTTGATCCAGAGAACGTTATCCAACACGTTACGGTCAACAACTTGAACGTTGGTCGTAGCCCAGAAGAAACACTTCGTGTATTGGATGCATTGCAAACAGGTGAACTCTGTGCATGTAACCGTACAGTGGGTGGCGAGACTCTGTAATGTTAGAGACTATATGCGACACGCTTGTTGAAGCATATAGACGCAACTGGATTACCAGTCGTGATGGCAATGTCAGTATTCGTCATCACGATCGTGATCACTTTTATATCACACCCAGTGGCGTCCGTAAGCAGACCATGCAACCTGATCAGTTTAAAAAGATAGGTATTAGTAATGGCAGTCATGTCACTCCTATTGCAATCGAACTTCCTTATACTGATATCAGTGCCAATCTAAAGCCCAGTGGTGAGTTACCTCTACACTTCGGACTTCAGAAAGAAATGGGTCAACACAAAGACGATGTTCGTGTAGTAGTTCACTTGCATCCAACATATTGTGTGGCTGCCATGCATCGTGGCATTGAGTTGAGCAGTCTTGCTGATGACTTCCCCGAACTTAGTCGCTATACAAAAGTAGCACCCAATGTGGGAGATGTGCCACCTATCAGTCAAGAACTTGCTGACCAATGTCATCATAATCTAAAACTTGACGATTACGGCAACATTAGTTACGACATCGTTGGGATTAAAGGACATGGTGTTGTGGCTATAGACACCAGCCCATGGCGGGCTTTTGAACACATTGAACGATTGGAACATATTTGTCAAATTGTATTAGCATCGGGAAAGTATTGAATGTTAGAATGTTTGATTCTAGGTGATAGCCTAGCAGTTGGTGTGGGACAAATTCGTAAAGAATGTGCTACCTATGCCAAAAGTGGTATCAACAGTTACGACTATGCAAACCGTTACATACTGCACACACAAGGAAATACGCAGGCCAAGACGGTGATTATTAGCCTAGGGTCAAACGACACAGCAAAGATAAACACATTTAACGAATTAGATTCGCTAAGACAACTAGTCAACGCAGATCGTGTTTATTGGATTGTTCCTAACATCAAGGAAGACAAGAGAAGAGCTGTATTTTTGGTAGCAGACAAATACAAGGATTTTGTAATAGACGCTAGACAACATGATGTCGGTCCGGATCGAGTTCATCCTACTTACAAGGGTTATAAATCAATAGCGGAGAACGTAAAATGAGTTACATCGTAGGATCATTGCCGCCCATCAAGTGTTGGGTCAAACGTGAGTTTCTCTATAACTTTGAACGAGGTCATGGAGAACTTGAACCCGCAATCTGGGTCAGTCTCAAGGCTCTGCGAGGACAGGTGTTTCGCATCGAGAGCTTGTTGCCCAACTACGGAGCTCTCTACGACAAACTGCCTATTCATGCCTATGTGTGGCAAGAAAACTACACAGGTAATCTGCCCATAGACATTCTACAGCTTTGGGACTGCATGGGCTATCGCTTTACTATTATTGAAAAAATAGGATTACGAAATTTGGGTGTGAAGTTTTTGGGCAAAGATCGGGAATGGCATCACGGAACCTATTTGTTCACCGTAGACTTCTGTGCCGACGGCATGGATGTGGACACAGGTTTTACCGAAGTGGCCGAAGAACACAAGAGCTTTAATTTTATTCGATTGGAAAATGGACAGTTTGCTTGCCAACCCAACAATCGTTGTTTGTGGTATGATCAAAGTTTGATTTCTGGCAATGTTAAGTTTCCAGACTTCAAGGCTGCACAGACTGTGTGGACTGTGGATGGCACACGCAAGTGGACAGCCGGAGACGATTGGTTTTATAATATAGAGGAAAGAAAATGAGTTTTATTGAATCAATAAAGGGTGCGTTACCAGACTACGCAAAAGATACAAAATTAAATCTAGATGCTGTTCTAGTTCGCAGTACTTTAGATGCTGATGTGGCCATGGGTTGTGCTGTGGCTGCACTGGCCGCAACTGGCAATGGCAAGGTGCTAGCAGTAATGTTAGCAGACAATCCGGTTCATGCAGAGTCAGCAATGACTGCGGCCAGTATCATGGCACAAAACAATGTATGGTATCCCTACGTTGAAATGGCCGATGATCCTGCACTCAAAGGCCTGCCGGCACAGTTACGCATGAATGCCATTGCCAGCCACGGCGGAACTACCAAGGCCAACTTTGAAGCATTCAGTCTTGCTGCCAGCATTGTGGGCAAGTGCCATTTCTGTGTGAAAGCACATTATGACACGCTAAAGACAGAAGGCTACACAGTAGAAAACCTTCGTGACATTGGACGTATTGCCAGTGTCATGAATGCAGTGGCCAAGGTGCTCAACAGTTGATCACGCAGGTTGACGGTGCAATCAAAATCCTGTATAATTAACACTATACAGGATTTTTTATGGCATACACAATTAACATGATGTCCAGCAGTCCAGATCGCGGCACCTTTCAAGCTCGAGCTGCACAACAGCGAGCTGAGGAAGGTGAAACTTCAGCAGACAATGCCGACGCTATGGCGGAGATTTTCAAGACTGCCAATCAACTACGACTGGAACGGGAACAAGACCCTGAATGGCAGAAAAACAACATGGAGTACGACATGCGTACTGCTGACTGGATGGTGGCCAAGGTACGTGCTTCAGAGGCCTACGCACAGAATCTCTATGCTGCCATGTGCAACCGGGACTTTCAACGGAATGATGTATGGCCCTTGTTGAAGAACGAGACCTGGAGTGCCAGTTGGCGCAGTGCCGGGGGCATTGTGGCAGACATGCGTGGCGAAGGTGACTACATGGATTGGTACTGTTCGGGCATACAAGGAGAACTTTCTGCAGAAGAACTGGCAGCGATGACTACCGAGCAGCAGCAACGGCACCACTGGTACAAACAAAACTTTGTGGGCGAAAGTGTGGTCACCGACGAGATTCGTGAGGATTTGTTCAAGTTGGGCTGGATCGTGTTAGATGAATAAATACCTTTATGATCATTGAAATCCATTTACAAAACACTCTCTGGGAAGCCAGAAATATTTCTGGCCCTGGTTACAATGTAACCGAAATTCTTGATGACATTCAAGGTGCTAGAGAGGCCGGCGAGTTGGCCTGGGTGGATTGGAGTCAACCTCTACGACTTGACATACAAATCGTAGAGCAGTTATAATACAAGTTATTGCTGTACGAAGCAAAGAGAAAAGGATTCAAGACAAGTCCTAATAAGCGGCATCGAAGTGTCGTCAAACATAAATACTGTCATGTATTACTATGTCTATCAAATAACAAACTTGTTGAATGGTAAGATTTATGTTGGAAAACATAAATCTGTCAAACATCCTTCTGAAAATCAATACTACGGTTCAGGAAAGCAAATCACAGCCGCCATTAAAAAATACGGTATAGAAAACTTTAAAAAAGAAGTTTTACATTACTGCTTGTCCTTGGAAGAAATGGCAGACAAGGAAGGCAAAATTGTAACAGAAGATTTTGTAAAAAGGACTGACACTTACAATATGCACAAAGGTGGTCCTGGAGGTTGGGACCACTATAACGGCAGTAACGATCATAGTGAAAATTCTCGCAAAGGCGGGAAAAAAAGTGCTAAACGATTAAACGAGTTTATAGCAGAACAAAAGGCTAATAACACCGAGTGGTGGCAAGATTGGTATTCTAAAGTAGTAGAACAGAATCGTGCTAAGAATTCTAACGGTTGGAGCAATTTTACCCCAGCCGAATACGAGCAGAGACGGGAACAAGCAAGTAAGTTAGCAACTGGAGAAGGTAATAGTCAATACGGTAAGATTTGGATTTCAAATATATTGACAAAAGAAGTAAAACGTATTACAATAAATGATACTATTCCAAGTGGATGGGTAAGAGGCAAGAAAGGCCATGTTCCTAAAAAACTTTGGGTAAATAATGGTGTTAAAGAACATTACATCCTACTTGAAAAACAGCAAGAGTATGTTTCTAAAGGTTTTAGTAGTGGCAGACTTAAATCAAGTATGCTGCGAAAAAGTATGGTAGTTTAATGCTTTGATAGAAAAGTGTTCAAGACCCGGCTTCGAAGCCGGCATCTCCACCTAAGTGTATAATGTATATTTAGGTGGGGATGACATGGTGATCGATTGGGCAACAAGTATGGATAAGATCTACTCGGCAATGTAGAAGCCGTTAGGATCGGGGTCTCCCGGTCGAAGAAGCACAACAAAGTAAACGCAAACGACTCACAGTTCGCATTGGCAGCCTAAACGCAGCCTAGGGTAAGACATACCTCGTAACAGAAACTCAGAACCCGCTTCGGCGGGTTTTCTTTTGGTAAAATTGTCAAACTTTCGTGTCAAACATGTGCGCACACGCACATGTTTTGTTAGAAAAATCATGTATACTCTCAGTATAAACCACTAATTAGTTTATAGCTCATTTTTATTTAAAGGAAAATTATGACAACCACAATCACAATCAAAGACAAAGCAGTCAATGCCACATATCAGAACGTAACTGGTCTAACTGGCGGTTCGGGCGATGGTGCTGCCTTTGATGTTACAAAAACCAACGGAGTTTATTCTGTTGTTCTAGATAGCCTAGCAGCCAGTGCAGGTACTGGTTATGCGGCTGGTGACACAATCACTCTTGCTGGTACAGCATTAGGCGGCACAAGTGCCAACAACCTAATCGTTACAGTGGCCACAGTTGGTGCCGCTGGTAAAGTTGCCACTTTTGGTGTGGTAGGTACAGGTCGTGTTGGCGATGGTACTGTTGATGTGTCGATTGATGTTACAGGTACCGATGGCGTTGACACCTATGTTGTACCAGGTGCCAGCACAGAATTCACAGTTACTAAAACTGCCGACGAAATCAAATTGGCCAGCACCTTGGCCACCAACGTGACATACACCCTGGAAGACCACGAGCGTGTGGAGTTCTCCAACAAAGGTATTGCATTTGATGCCGCAGGTCGTGCAGGTGATGTTTACGCATTGTTGGCAGCCGCATTGGGCACAGCCGATGTTACCAACGCATACAAAGGCATTGGTATCCATCTTGCAGATGCTGGCTGGACAAACAAGCAATTGGCAGAAGCCTTGTTGGCCACTGACACTTACAAAACTGACGCCGGTGGTGTAAGCCAAGAAACTTTCATCAAGCACGTTTACAAAAACGTCACAGGCACAGATGCCGCATTGGCTGATGTAACAGCACTCACAAACTGGATGAATGGCAACAACTACAGCCAAGCTGAAGTGTTGGTAATTGCCAGTGAATTGGCCAGTTTTGAAACTGCTATTGGGTTGACTGGTCTTGCTACCACAGGTATCGAATACACACCATTTGTAGCATAATATTGTTGTGACACAGAACCCGCCCCGGCGGGTTTTGTTTTGGCAAAATTTCTTGATTTTGTAACAAAACTGTAACACACTTTGACCTAAATAAATGTGTCACTAACAAAGGAGACTCTCAGTGAAAAAACTATTTGCTATCCTACTAGCAGCCGCTACATTTTCGGCTCACTCTGCAGATATTACAGGTGCAGGCGCTACCTTTCCGATGCCTATCTATTCTAAATGGGCCGAAGGATATAAGAAAGCCACAGGCAGCAGCCTAAACTATCAAAGCATCGGATCATCCGGTGGCATCAGACAAATTAACGCAAAGACAGTCGACTTTGGCGCAACAGATGCGCCAGTCAAAGGCGAAGACCTTGACAAAAACGGGCAAGTACAATTTCCTGCCATCATTGGCGGAACTGTTCCTGTTGTTAACTTGGATGGATTTAAACCTGGAGAACTACGCATCACAGGACCTGTAATGGCAGATGTATTCATGGGTAACATTACTAAGTGGAATGATCCCAAACTCGCAGCATTGAATCCAGGCAAACAGCTACCTGACGAAAACATCACTATTGTACATCGTGCTGACGGTTCAGGCACAACGTTCAACTGGACTGACTACCTTGCCACAGTCAGCCCAGAGTGGCTACAGCGTGTAGGTCGTGGTGCCGCAGTCAAATGGCCAGCAGCCACGTCAGTAGGAGGTAAAGGCAACGAAGGTGTTGCTGCCAATGTCAACAGAATCAAAGGTTCAATTGGTTATGTAGAGTATGCTTATGTCAAGAAAAACAACATGACATTCTTGCAACTACAGAACAAGAGTGGCCGATATGTTAGTCCAGATGACCTAACGTTTGCTGCCGCAGCAGATGGTGCTGATTGGTTTTCAGTTCCGGGTATGGGATTAAGCATTGTGGATCAAAAGAATCCTAATGCTTGGCCAGTGAGTTCAGCCAGCTTTATTATCATGTACAAGGAGCCAAGAAATAAAGCAGTCAGCGATGAAGTGCTAAAGTTCTTTGATTGGGCATTCAAGAATGGCAAGAAAGATGCTATCGATTTAGACTATGTGCCATTGCCTGATGCACTGACTCGACAGATCCGTGAGCGGGTTTGGACACAGATCAAATAAACCGACCACAACGATAGAGTGGCGCTGGAACTCGTAACCAGCATCAACTTGACCAAAACCCGCCAAATTGGCGGGTTTTTTATTGACTTTTATTCACTTGTCATATATACTAACACTATGATGCAAAACATCCTGTTCACCTTATCAAGCATACCGTCACTGAGCCGTGACCTCTATGCCTATGAGCGTGAAGATCAGGGAGGTCTTTGTTAAAGTAGTACTCTAGTGTTACATTAGCAAAGACCCTCCAACTCGGAGGGTTTTCTTTTTTGTAGTTGACTGATATTTTGAAGTTTGCTACAATAGAAGCAAGTTAGGAAACAAGGCATCGACCTGTTCCAACAAAGTTTTTAAAAATAGTAGTTGACGACAAATTCAACAACTGCTACAATAGAAGCTTAGTTAGTTAAACGCTAACAAGATGTTCTTTAACAAGTTACAGTTATTATCATATAGTTCCAGTCCTTGTGGCTGGCAACTATATGTAAACACACAAGGGTTACCGAATCCGTTAGGATTCTGCACAAGGTTACGCTAGCCGATGGGCTGGGCCTGTGCAGGGTTATGAAGCCGGGTGCTCTCCCAATAGGAGATGTCATCCAGAAAAGCGGCGGTGTTGTTCGGACCATAATGAGTGCAGGCGAGAAGCAGGAGACAGACCCGCTGAGGCAAGATCATAGGCAATATGTAAGCCCTATGTGAGCTGTAGTCACTGGACTTCCTTTGTATGTTTACATATAGTTGAAAAACTAATGCGAGTGTGGTGGAATGGTATACACTCAGGACTTAAAATCCTGCGCCTTTGTGGATTGAGGGTTCAAGTCCCTCCACTCGCACCAATTTTGTAGATGCACTAGATCCCTTTTAGTGTGTTTACATTTGCGTAAGTGGTGGAATGGTATACACTCTGGTCTTAGAAGCCAGCGCCGCGAGGATTGAGAGTTCGAGTCTCTCCTTACGCACCAAATTTTGAAGTCATATCGCCTGGATACTTCCTCGCAAGAGCACTAGGTCCTGCAACCTTGGCTTCACCTTTTTATGCACGATTCGTCTATCGGTTTAGGACACCAGCCTTTCACGTTGGTAAGACGGGTTCGATTCCCGTATCGTGTACCAGTTTTATAGGAGAGTCGCAGTCGAGTCCATGCGTACTCTTAAACGAAGGGCCTACGGAGCCGCGTCCTGTAGTTAGTTTTTGAGGTGACGCTACAGTCGTAACTGCCCGGGCAGGAGAAGACAAAAAGCCTAAGCATGCAGATGAGCTCGCATGGCCTCAGATCGTTTTTGGTGCGTTCATATAATGGTCATTATCCTGGATTGTCTATCCAGAGACGGGAGTTCGATTCTCCCACGCATCGCCAAGTTTTATAGGAGAGTCGCTGCGAAGCGAATTCTTAAACGACCCGTAGAACTCCCGGGCGTCCTGTAGTTAGTATATGGAGATGTAGGAAAATTGGTAACCCCAGTGGACTGTAAATCCGCCGCCCGAAAGGCACTACTGGTTCGACTCCAGTCGTCTCCACCAAGTTTGTTTTTATAGTCAAGCATCGATAAAGGTATCGTGTAAGGACGCTTACACTATTCGGGTCCAACCGGCCGGGAACGGATCCTGAAACAACTGCCATCGGCTTTTGCACTCTTAGCGGAGGACGCATAAATTGGGCATCTCTCGGTGCTTGACTATAAAAATTGGTCTCAAAGTGTTCATGGACGCACATCAGCCTGTCACGCTGAAAGAAGGGGATCGTTACCCCTTGGGACCGCCAAGTTTTGCAGATACTGGATGGGGAGGTCGCCCTGTATAGAGCGACTTATACTAGTTTCCCTCGGTGGTTCGAATCCACTGGTCTGCACCAAGTTTTGAGAGTGTCAGCAAGTGAAGTCACGTTATGCAGTATTCTTCGAAGGTACTGAGTAATAGAAGGCAAGCGGGTTCGACTCCCGGCCGATCGGAAGATCGGTGTAGCATGGTTACCACGCTGGATGAATCCCAAGTGACGTAC